TTATTCATTGCCATGTCCATTGCTGAAAGTGGGTCAAGTAGTTCTGTTGATGCAACACCTAATCTTTGGAGAGCCGAAGAAAATTCAATTGCACTTTCTGGACTCAAAAGACTTTCAGCTTTTGTGAAAACCTTGTCCATATTAACGCCAAGCATTGCTGATTGTGCCGCCATACTTGCCAAACCTTTAACACCATTTTCAAAATTAAATAAATTTAGTTGTTTAAGATTTTTAGAAACGGCACCAGAAACTAATTCAACATTCACACCAACACTTTTGGCATAATTTGCGACATCAGCCATAGTTTGTGCAACCTGACCTAGCTCCATACCTACATTTTTAAAATTAAGTGCTAAATCTTTTGCTTCTACACCACTTATCTTAGCGGCAGTTCCTAATTCTATAATTGTCTTATTTGCTATCGTTGTATTTGTCCCTAAAGCAACAGGTACTTGACTCAAAACTTTAAATGATTCATCAGTTGAAATTCCTAATTTCAACATTTCTGGAACGGTATTCGCGATCTGCATTTGAAGTTGTCCAGCTCTTGCTTGACCAATACCCATTGTATTGGCTAATTTTTGAGCGTCGGTTACTATTGCGGTATTTACGGCACCAATATCTTTAAAAATTCCAAGTAGTTGATTTGAATTTGCCGTTAAATCACCAAACACTTCAGTTGGGTCTAATGTTGATCCACCACCCGATGTACCTTTATCAACACCACTTAATGCGGATTGAACACCACCACTAGCATCAGAACTTGGGACTTCTTGAAAAAAGAGCATATCAATTTTTTATTTGATAAATACTTTATTTATCTTTTTTCTGGTGGTTTTAAATCTTCAATTAATTTATCAACCAAATATCTTCTAATATAAGTCGGTATTTTCCAGAATTCAGTATATGAAATATGATTATACTTTGATAAATAAAAAAATTCATCCAGTATATATTTTGAATGGTTAGAAGAAAGGCCGAAAAAATTCAACCCCAAAGTTGATCATCACATCAACCTTTTCTCCGGACGGGGCTATTACTGTTCTATTTAAATCTAATCTTGGTTCATTTTCTCTCATGAAATTTCTAATAAATTTAGAATCACCTATCGGCATAGAATTACAAAAAGTTGCAATTTTTGCTGGATCATTATCACCATTAACTTCAACAACCATTTTTGTTAAACGAGTTGTTACTGTTGGTACTGTATACCCCTGCGGGTAAAACTCAATAATTTTATCAATATCTAATGTTTCAATTAAACTTAACATTTTTAACTTAACAGTAGATTTGGACATTGGTAATAGGACTGTGAATGTTCCGTCTTCATTTGGTTGTAACTTTGGTTGCTTAATATTCAATTCATCTAATAAAACTGTAGCTTCAAACTGTTTTCCAGTTTTTGGGTCTGTTACCGATAAAACATATTCAGGACCAAATGAGGTATTTCTTAAAAATAAAAGTATTGCTTCAACATCACCTTCTAATAATTCTTCAGGTCTAAGATCTCTCTCATAAAGTTTGTTCCTTAATAATGGAATAATAATTGATTCCTTGATTGTTTTTCTACCATCAATGTTGACAAGTATATTTTCATCTGCAGCAGTCAAATAACCAACTTTTACTGTTTGTTTTTTTGATTTATAAAAAATACCACCAGAAGGTAATGGTACCATATCATGTGGTAAGTTGAAATCTTGTTGGCCGTATGTTACTAAATCTTGCTCCATTTTTAATATAAAAAATTTTTATGGTATAAAAAAACCGTATACTCTAAAAATATACGGTTATTTATAAAAGTAAATTTTTTAGTAAAAAACTAATAAACCAATATACATCTATCCATAACGATTGTTGAGGAAATTGTTGAAACCTCATCTGATCCATATTTTAAAGCTCCACCATTATATCCAGTTAAAAACGCTCCTTCGAGTATCCATTTTTCAATAACAACTCCAGTTGGGTCTAACATTTCAAGATCGACATTTTTCTTATATCCGGCAGCATAACCCATACGACCAGTAACAGATTCAGCACAAGTTCTAATCCATTCCATAACTGCCTGCGTAGCTGAAGGTCCAATTGGGTCTCTAAACGTAACATTAATAGGTTCCCAGTTAAATTTACCTGCAACATAAACTTCAGTATTCAAAAAAGGAATTGGAACACTGTTTATTTTTAATTTTGGTCTTTCGGTACTCTCAACATACCACTCATTAATCCCCAAAGATGAAGGGAATCTCAAGATCCACCTATTGTTACGCTTTGGTTCGTAAGGTATAGGCATTTTCATTAACAAATCAGCCATAGTTCTTTTTTTTAATTTTTTTTATTTTATTATAAATATAAGTGATTGAAAAATTTTTCTATTTACTTTAATTTTTTTTAAATTAATACTTCTTATATTAAGTTAGTTATTTAATATTTTCTCTTTATTCCTCCTGATGTTAAATAAGTTTGTAAGATATTATCTTTTTTTGTACTAAAATGACTTTTCATTTTTTCAACATTTCTAACATCATCATCTGAAAAACCAATAAATGGTGTAAAATAATTTGAAATTTTATTTTTCATAAATGCTCTCTTTTGTAGTCTATGCGACATAATCTTAACGTATCTCACAAATTCTTCCATTGCTGTTATTTTACCTTGTTCTGGGTTAGTTGCGGAACCTTCACCAAAAGAAACTGGGTGGAATCTACACATATCTAAGTAAGCTTTTATAAGTTCTTCATTAGATAAATCTTCTTCGTCTCCAAGATCTCTATACTTTCTTAAATTTTTAACAAGTTCGTTTGAGTTTAATCCGTGTTTATTTTGTTTTATTAGTCTATATACCGCTTCTTTAAGGATAGATGGTGTGTGACCACGAGCAGTAACAATAGCAAATATTGAACCTTTATTAATTGCTTCCACAAAATCAGACCACGCTGGTCCTGTTGGCGCTGACATTGAGTCCTTTAAAAATTTAGAATCACCTTTTACTCCAAAGTCTCTAAATGGTTCATCATCAAAGTCAACAATAATATGTCCCTCATATTTAAATGGTTTTTTCCCGATTTCAGTTCTATATTCGGCAAAATCTTCCGTAGACATACCAACAGTTTCACCTTCATTATCAAGTAAATAAATTTTAGTTGGCATAAACATTAGATTATCATCCCAGTCAAATGCGTAATATTTCATTACTGGGGAGTTTTGATCGTCAATTATCTCATTAATAACTTTTCTAATTATTTTTCTGTAATTCATATTAATAAATATTACCTTAATTAAAAATGGAGGTCAGTGACCCCCATTTTTAATTACTTATTATTAATTTTACACGTCATCGAAAGATGCACCAGTTGGTGTTATATAGAATGTAATGTCTATAAATTCTAAAGAACGAGTAGGTTTAATATAGATTTTACCTGTTAATTGATTTCTATCTAAATCTTCGGTGTCACTTGAAACTGTAACTCTAAAGTCATATAAACCTCTATCTCTTCTGATTGCATCCAAGATTGGATTAACGGCGTTCAAGAAGTCCTGTCTTACTTGTTCGTCGTTTTGGTCAAACAACAATCTTACAGATACCGCAGAAATCAATTTACGAGCTTGTAGTAACAATCTTCTTACGTTTATTCTGTCAAGTGCAGATTCTCTAACCTGAAGAGTTTTATTACCCCAGATTACGGTACCTACGTCGGCAAAAGTTGCAATTGGGTTAATTCTTCCAACATAAAGAACATCTCTATCTTCTTGTGTCAACTTCTTACGAGCTTTAACAGCATTTACAATACCACGAGTATAGCCAGCTGCGGCAAACCAAGGGAATGCAATATTATCAGTAAGTGCCAAGTTTCTTGTAACCTCAGCTGTTGCTGGAATATAGATTTGTGTGTTGTTTACACTATCTCTTGTTAATACCCAAGGATAATATGTTGCAGTGTAGTTAGAATCAATTCCTGTTTCTTCTAAATTATCAACAGCTTCTTGTGGATAAATTAAGTTATCACCCTCAGTTGTTGTCGGTACAAACATATTGTAATCCGGAGTTGTTGTAATATAAAGTGAGTCAGCTCTTTGATTTTCAATCATATCAATTGTTGCTTCAACTAAATCACTATTATTTACATAGTCAATTCCAGGTGATACAAATACATTGATATTAACAGCTTCTGGATTTGCAAATGTGTTAATACCCAACAAATAAGCATAGTAATCAGTATTTGCATAGTCGACTGTTCCGTCTCCAATTGCGATTTGTTTAAACGCACCCCAACCTTTTGCTGTTGGGTATCTATCAGAAACACAAGCACCATTTAAAAATCCTTGACGACCTAACACATATCTATCTCCATTAGTTCTAAATTCTCTATAGATGTCCCATCCGTCAAAACCGCCATTAACAAGCATAGTGAATTTTCTTGAGAACAATCTATAATATGGACTTTCTGGATTTGTTGGTTCACTTGAAAAAGGTGCGGCACCAGCATAATATTTAGGTGTACCACTTGTCGCAAATCCACTAGAAATTGTGATACCACTTGCAAATTGGTCCATATGAAATCCTCTTGTTTTGTAGTTCCATTGTCCACCTTCTAAGTCACAAGTCGATAATGGATTTCTTTTACCTTTATATTCAAAGAAACTTGAATCGAATCCAATGTTATTTGAGAAACCTAAATATGTTCTTCTAATATTATCACCAGAACTCAAAATAGCATCGTCATTTCCACTCGTTAAACCAAAAGGTGGATTATAAATAACTTCACCAGGGAAATCATATTTTGTTTTATAGATTGGGAAAGGAGGTTTAGCGTCAACATATTCTCTAAATGTATATCCATCAAATCCACAAGGTAACGAATCAACAGGTGCATCTTCGTTCATTTCAACCATAATGTATTTAGAGTTCAATTGATATTCACCATCTAATGTTCCTATTTTTTTTGCTATAAAATTATTTTGTGATGGATCCATAGAACAATTAGTGAATTTTTCAATTACCACTGGGTTTGAATCGACATCAAAATAATCTCTAACTAAAACATCAAATGTTCTATTTGCAAATGATATGTTTATAATTGATATTTTAATTTCACTATTAGCAGCATTTCCATCTGATATTGTGTAAAATTTAAATAAATTAAATGTTTTTGTACCTCTTAATTCAGACACAACCCATGGTGATGATGGTGTTTGGTATTTTTCTAAATACCAACCAATTGAAGACGGGTCTTCACTTTGAGCTGAGTCTAACGCTACAAGTTGTGGGCTTAAACCTCTAATAAATCCTTTTCTCCATCCGTAGTTCAATAGTGCTTGATATCTTTCCTCTAAAAATAAAGGTGTTGAAAGTCTTGGTTTTCCAAAGTTACTTCCACCAAATACTTTTGCAATATATTGTGAATCAGATTGTGAAAACGAAGTTTCAAATATAAAGTTAGTTCCTGAATTATTTGTTACATTAATTGCAAATGGTAAATATGGGTTTTTAAGAACACCATTATATTGATTAGTCATATCTAATGTAACATTTGTTGTTGCTGATACTTCATAAACAGGATTAATTTCATCTGAATATGTTGCAATACCTCTCGATCTTAATGTTGCAATTACTAAATCATCGAAATCAGTGAATGAAACACCAGAATAGTAATACAACTTACCAACGACAGTTCCAGAATAACAATCAATATTAACTGGTGTTGGTGTTGGGGTTGGTGACGTTAAAGGTGTTGGGCTAACACAAGGATTTTGAGCCGAGGGTGTTGGTGTTGGGGTTGGTGTTAATGTTGTTGTAGTAGTTGTAATTGGAACAATTTCTGATAAATCATCAACATATGTAAAGAATGAAAAACCAGAATATAAACCATTACCAATGTTATCGAACAAAGCATAATACCAAGGATCGTTTAATGGTGATGTATAATCAGTATCGTTACTTGATACTGATGGGACACCTAATACATTGTTTTCTGTGTTAAAAATTGTTGATAATGTATTGTAGTCATCACCCCAAATTGTACCAAAATAACTAATATTATCAGTTTGTGCTGTAAGTGGAACTGGATTAGTAATAACATCCATGATTAAATCTCTAATATTAGTGTCAAGAGTAGATACCGAACCATTAAATGTTTCATATTGTTTTGTCAACATACTCTCTATTTCTGATGGAAAATCAGTTTCAAACGCAATTGTATCTGGTGAATTAGTACATCCAGTAAATGTTACAGTAAACGTTATTGCACTTGGTATCAAACAAACCGGATCACAGTCAATTGTTACACCACTAGCACACACAAACTCAACGGTATTAGGGTTGACATTTGCTTTCGTAACAATAGACCAAGAAGGTCCAGCGTCATATCCAGATAATCCAAGTATTCTTGTAACAAATAATTGATTCGATTGTTGTAAGTATGATTTGGCGATATAAGCCGCCTCATATTTAGGAATTTGTGTATTAACAAATTTTTCAGGGGATGTTCCACCGAAGTAAGTTTGAAATTCGTCGTAGTTTCTAACGAAAATAGGTTCAAAAGCAGGACCTTTTAAAGTTTCACCAGCAATACCAAGAGTTGTTACACCAACACTCTGAGCCACAAAACTTAAATCAACTTCTGAAGTATAAACACCTGGTGATACAAATACTTTACTATTAGTTGCCATAGATTTTAATTTTATTGTTTTTAATTTATTTTACATATAAATATTGAGGATTTTAGCAAAAACTTTACTTATATAAAAGTATTTATATTTTGGTATGTTTTTTTTCTACCTTTTTTCTACCTATGGATAAACCAATAAAAAAGATTAAAAATCTTAAGATTGATAAAGATGTTCACGATATATTAAAAAAATATTGTGATAAGAGAGGACTTAAAATGTATAAGTTTCTTGAAGGTTTAATTATTGATAAATGTAAAGAAAAAAGGGATATATACGGTGAAGATTAAATTAATTCTTGTGTAAAAATTATTTCACCTTCCTTTGTATTATCGTCTTTTGTAATAACCAATCTAAGTTCGTCTCCTGTATTTATCTGAATTTCAGTAACATTAGTTCCGTAAAAATCGTCGTTTATAAAAACTTGGAATGTGTCTATATTTTTATTTGTTGATAATTTTAAATTTACAGTATAATTAAACTTTTGAACTGTAACTAAGTTGCTAATCGGAAAAATTGGAATGTATGTTGGTGGTATCTGTGGTTCTGGTTTTTTTTGTTTTCTTTTTTTGGTTAAAGTTTCTGTCTCATATATCTGAAAAGTTCTTGTAATTGCTGGAGATATTTCAAATTCATCCTCATCCATTAAAAACCCCTGTAAAGTCATTTCATATTTTTGTAGGTAAACTTTTCTTTTTTCCAAATCCATAACAGATTCATCAGATATGTTCCCCATTATAATTGGAATGTAGTGCCCTTTTATAGTTTGGTATGCTTGTTTTGATGCAAATTTTGTAATTACTATTTGGTTAAATTTATTTAACTCTCTCATACGATTACAAACAATTATAACGGTAAATTTTATGTCAATAGGAATTGGTTGCGGTATTTTATATATATCAAACCCATGTCGTTGTCCATCCCAAGTTGGTACTTTAGCATAATAATATTGTCTTCTATTTGGAATGTTAAGTGTCATCAAAGATGGATTATTTCCATATGTAACTTCTGGTGATCTTACAACCGCAATAAAAGGTGGTTCAACATTTTTGTCTAGGTTTTGAAAGTCCCAAGTTTCTGTAAATTGAGACCAATTTTGAGTTGTAATTAAAATATCAACCATTGGAATTGTTTTTCCCTCTACAACACACTTTAACTCATCACGAACAAAATCTAAAAATCCTCTATCCAAATCCGGGTGTAATAAAGATTTGGGAAGATATGTTCCGTCCTTTGAAATCATATCAGCAATCTCATTTCTTCTTGGAAGAAGTATTTTCTTATCAATTAAATTAATATCTTTTTTAATTTTTTTTGGTAGTCCCATTATTAAAATCCTTTAAATTCGTTAGGTCCAACTGGTGCCGCAACAATAGTCCTATAAAAAGGTTTAAATCCTTTATATGTGTGTTTTATATCGGATGTTACACGACCGTCATTTACTACTGTATAATATCTAACAAAACTTTCACTATCGTAGTATCCAACATAATCACCAAATTGTATATCAATTTCTAAATCTTCCAGTGTTTTCAAATAAACGGACATTGTAATATTACCGGGTTCTAATTGGTCCATTTTAGTTGATCCCATAAATTTATTCTCAGGTGTCGCAATTGCAACATAAGCATTAAATTCAACTGGAGGTAAAAATTTAATTCCATCGGATACTGTTTCACCATAAACATCATCGGTTTTTGTTTTCATTCTATCAACTCTGTAAAGAACACAAGTATAATTCATATCACCAATTAACCATTCTTGACCCATTTCAATTTCTAATTTAAAATCATTGTCACCAAAGAATTTACCAAGACGTGTTATTGGAACTTTATTTGTCATACCTTTTTTATTGATAAATATTGTTTTTATTATTATTTTTATTTATATCTTGGAATTTTGGATTTACAAAAACAGTTAATAGAACATAAAGCACTTGATTTATTAGATTCATATAGTGGGGCTAATAACTACATTCTTTATATGAAAACCAAAAAAGAAACAAATAAAAAGTTTTACCCAACAAGAACACAAGCTGATTATATTGTAAATTATTTTGATACAAAACCAAAAGTCGCTCGTAAGTGGGTTGAGTTAGACCCATACTTTGCAAAGAAGTTTGCACAAGAAAGATATTTGTTTGAAACTCCGGAAAAAATTTATATTGAAAAATTACTTGTTGAGAAAGACAAGTCATATCATATTTGGGGTAAATTTTTTGAAAAAGACAATTTGTCCGAGTTTTGGGTACCTAAGTCATCTTTAATTAAATCACAAACTGTAGATGAGGTCAATATTGATTATTCTAAATATGAACATAGACCACCACTGTCACACCAGAAAGAAGCTATTGAAAAATTGGTTGGTTCCAGAAGATTTATTTTGGCCGACGATATGGGGCTTGGGAAGTTTTTACCCGTAAAAACACCAGTTTATACACCAACAGGAACTAAAAAAATCGGCGACATTAAAATTGGTGATAAGGTTATTGGTAGTGATGGAAAACCCCATAATGTGATTGGTGTATTTCCACAAGGTGTAAAAGAAACATATAAAATTACATTTAATGATGGATTTTCAATTTTAGCTGGTGACGAACATTTATGGTCTGTTTCATCTCCCAATTATGGTAAAAATAGAAAAAATGAAAGACAAAAAAAATCTTTAGTTTTATCTACAAAACAAATGTATGAAGGGGGTAAAATTAAAATTAAAGGGGTCGGACACAATAAAAATAAAGAGTATGAAGTCGAAACTCATTATAAACACTCAAATGGTAATAATAGGTGGCAAATACCAATCGTTGATCCAATTCAGTTTGAAAGAAATGATAGTCTTCCTATAGACCCTTATTTATTAGGTCTTGGACTAGGTGATGGTTCATTTAGTAAAAAAAACATAAGATTTTCGGTACATAAAGATGATTATGACGATATGTTTGAGTCATTTCCATTGAATGAATATAAAACAAGAATTAATCAAAGGGGTGGAGGTATTAATGTCGATACTTCCTTGTATGATTTAGGTATTGAACATACACGGTCCCATACTAAATTTATTCCAGAAATATACAAATATTCATCAATTGAAAATAGATTATCAATTTTACAAGGGCTAATGGATACTGACGGACATTGTATGTTTAATAATAGTGGAAAGTTTTTAGGGACTGAATTTTGTACTGTATCAAAACAACTATGTGATGATGTTGTTGAGATTGTTCAAACATTAGGTGGTATTGCGAGAGTCAAAACTCGTATTCCAACCTATACTTATAATGGTGAAAAAAAGAAAGGTAAGTTAGCGTATAGGGTTAATATTAAATTACCGAAGGGTATGAACCCATTTAGATTAAAACGAAAAGCCGAAAGGTATGTTGAACCAACAAAATACCCAACTGGTAGATATATTAAAAATATTGAAAAAGTTGGTTTTGAAAATAGCGTTTGTATTTCTGTTGATTCACCAGATAAATTATATGTCACAGAACATTGTATTGTAACACATAACACAACTTCCACAATTATTGCCGCTCTTGAAACTGGGGCAAAGAAAATTTTAATTGTTTGTCCGGCATCACTTAAAATAAATTGGGAAAGAGAAATTGCAAATTATTCAGATAGAACTTGTTATATTGCTGAAGGTAAAAAATTTTCAACTGAAGCTGATTTTGTTATTGTTAACTACGATATATTAAAAAACTTTCACAGTAAAGAAGATAAAGAAAATTCACTGTTATTACAATCAAACTTTGAACTTGTGATTTTAGATGAAGCTCATATGGTTTCAAATGCTCAAGCTCAAAGAACAAAACTTATAAATGATTTTGTAAAAAACATAAAAAGAGTTTGGCTACTTACTGGTACTCCAATGACATCTAGGCCAATTAATTATTATAACCTTCTTAATATTATTGAAAGCCCGGTGGCACAAAACTGGATGGCTTATGTAATTCGTTATTGTCAAGGATTTCAATTTAGAGCTGGAAATAGAAAGGTGTGGAATGTTACTGGAGCGTCAAACCTTGAGGAATTAAGGGACCGAACTTCAAAACAAATTTTAAGAAGATTAAAAGAAAATGTTTTAGACTTACCAGATAAAATCATAACACCAGTTTATTTAAGAACTTCATCAAAAGAATATAAAGATTTGATGGGTGAATATTATGAATGGTTAGAAAATAAAAAAGAAGAATCATCATCACTTACCGTTCAGTTTTCAAAACTAATGAAAGTAAGAAAAGTAATTGCAAATGAAAAAGTAAAAGATACAATTGAGTTTGCACAGAATATTATAGACCAAGGAAAAAAAGTAATCATATTTACAAACTTCACAGACACATTACAACTAATACATAATCATTTTGGTAAAGAGTCTGTATACCTTGATGGTAGTTGTAATAAAGTACAAAGACAATACGCTGTTGATCAATTCCAAGAAAATGAAAAAATTAAAGTATTTGTTGGGAATTTAAAAGCCGCTGGTGTTGGACTTACACTAACTTCGGCTGAAGTTGTAATTATGAATGACTTATCATTTGTACCAGCAGAACACGCTCAAGCAGAAGATAGGGCGTATCGTTATGGTCAGAAAAGTAATGTACTTGTGTATTATCCAATATTTGAAAACACGATTGAGGGTGTTATCTACGATATTCTAAATAAAAAGAAAAAAGTTATCGGTACTGTGATGGGTGACGAGATTCAAGAATCTGGTGATGTTGTTGAAGAAATCCTAAACTTAATCAACAAACGACCATAATTTCTTTTAAACTTTATAGTATTTATCTGTAATGAAAGTTACTGTTAAACATATTGATTCTGGTCTTTCGTCAGAAGACAAGAAAATGTACAACGATTTTATAAAATTCTTAAATAAACATTATTCGGTTAATAATCCTTTGACTATTTTATTTTTGGGAAAAAAAACCGAACACATGTCAACAGGATCACAAAACATGAATGGTGAGATAAAAGTTTTATCTAAAAATAGACTAAATAGAGATATAATGAGAACTCTTGCTCATGAGTGGGTTCATGCCCATCAAAGATTGGTTTTGGGTAGAGAAAGAGGTCCAGATATTGGAGGACAAAATGAAGATGAAGCAAATGCTTTTGCCGGTAGACTAATAAAAATTTTTGAAAAAGATTTCCCAAATTATAATAATTTAGTTTTTGAAGGTGTGGAAAGTATTGTAAAAAAAGTTGAACTACTTAATGAACAAATTATATTAACCGAAAAAGAAAATCTTAAAAATGATTTGATTCTGGAAATGAAAAAAATTGGTATAGAAAAATTACCCTATTCATATTCAGCTTTAAATAAATTTGTCGATTCTAAAACAATGAATATTCATTATAATAAACATTATAAAGGATATGTTAAGAAGTTAAACGATGCTTTAAAAGATAAAAATAAAAAGTTTATCGATTTAGAAGATATTATAAAGTCAATAAACAAATATGACACAAAGGTAAGAAACAATGCTGGTGGTGCGTTTAATCATGCGTTATTTTGGAAAATGTTATCACCAAAAAAACAAACGCCAAAGGGTGAAGTTTTTGAAAAAATTACCAAGCAATATGGTAATATAAAAAAAATGAAAGATGAATTTAATGAAATTGCAAAAGAAAGATTTGGTTCTGGTTGGGTTTGGATTGTTTTAACAAAGTCTAATAAATTAAAAATTATGTCAACACCAAATCAAGATAATCCTTTAATGAATGTTGTTGATGGTGGTTATCCTTTACTTGGTCTTGATTTGTGGGAACATGCTTATTACTTAAAATATCAAAATAAAAGGGATGAGTACATAAAAAATTTCTGGAATTATGTTAATTGGGAATTTGTAAATGATTTATATGTATCAAAAACAAAGAAAACATTAAATGAAAATTTCTTAAAAGTCTTATTAGAAAATGAAGAAATTGCTCCCGATATGAAAAGAGTAATGTCTCGTGAATTACAAAAAATTAGATTAATACCATTAGATGTTGAAGCCGCAGAGGCAGCAATAAATAATATTATAACCGCAGAAATAGAAAGGGGATTTAAATTCAGTAGAACAATAGAAGGATTAATGAGTTTGGATTTATCTAATTTATCTGAAAGATCAAGATTCAGATTCAATAATTATTTTCAAAGATTTATTACGAGTAGATCAAGAGGTTATGATTTTGAAGCGTTAGTTTCTGGACTACTTGATGGTAATATTTCTGATAATTTGAACACACCTTACGATTTGATAACGTCTGACGGATTAAAAATTTCTTGTAAAATAGTTAGGAACTTAAATGAATCCCCAGTTTTAAAAGGTGTCAAATCATCACTTTCACAATATATTAATTCATATACTGGTAGTGAAGAAAATAAAAATTTCTTGAGGAGTATTGAATTAGAACCAAATGTAATTGCAAAATTAATTGATAGTAAAAATCAAGACCATAGAAATATTGCTGAGGATTTAATTAGTCATCTTTTAGTTGATGTAGATGGTATGTTACTTGGAATACCTAACAATAATTACGAATTATCTTTATATTTTTATGATAGAAATGCTTTGAAGAACATTTTGAAATTACCAGGAATGACGGTTGCTCCCAAATCAAAAGGTTCTCAACAAATAAGGTTCTCATCAACAATATTTAAATTAACTGGTTCAGATGTTTCCCCAATGAGAGGTGTTATTAAATTCCCAAAAATATCTATGGAAGAATATTCATCATTTTTATTAGGTGATGATAAAACAAAAGAAGTTCTTGATGTCCTCAATAAATTTGGTGAAAAATATGGTGTCAACAGATTAGGAGATAATTTACCACAAGATATTATAAGAAAATTGTCAACCAACCAAAGATTTAAGTTAGAGTTAAATAGATTCTTAAAATAATTTATCAAGATATTTATATAAAAAAATCGATATGTCAATAATTAACGAACCTGAAAGATCAAATCTTTATAAAAAAATTAGACATTTATTGGGCGCACCATTAAGAAGTGTTGAATTAGAAGATGAACAAATGGACACATTGTTAGAATTTTCTATCGATGAATACTCACAATATGTTCAAGATTGGTTAATTGAATCTCAATGGGCAGCATTAAATAATCTAAATTTAGATACCCAATCATTATCTAAAGCATTCACAACAAGAAGTTTAGATTATGAAACAAGGTATACATACGCATATTCAAAAATTGTTGGTTTACAAGCTGGTGGAGACTACGTTTTAAAGAAAGATTATATACAATTAGTACAAGGACAACAAATTTATGAAATTCCTGCTAATAGGGAATTAAATGAATTGTTGTGGTTTACACCACCTGAAATGAATAATTTACTTTTTGATCCTTGGGCTTTTGGTGGTATTGCTGGTGGTGGTATTTCAGGACCAGCTGGTTATGCTCAAATTGGTAATGTATCCGGAAGTTATTTTTTAATGCCAGCATTTGATATGTTGTTAAGAATGCAAGAAATTAATATCCAAAAAAGAATTATTGCCGGTGAATTGACTTATAGAGTTACAGCATTACCCGATGGTAAGAAAGCCGTTCACCTTATGAATACACCTGGTGGTAAATTTGATTTCGGTAACTCAACACTAATGAAAGGAAAAGTTTGGTATTGGTATTATGATGTTGGGCCTGGAGATAGAGATAAATGTTTGAAGGATAATCCAGATATTATTAAACTACCATCTGATGTTCCTTTTGATAAAATTAGTTGGCAGGACTTAAATAATCCAGCACAAGTTTGGGTTAGAAGATGGTTTATCGCTTATTGTAAAGAAACACTTTCAAAAGTTAGAGGTAAATTTAGCGGTAACTTAAAAACACCAGATGGAGACCTTACAATGGAATGGCAGACTTTAGCAACAGAAGCTAAAGACGAAAAAACAAAATTAATTGATGAACTTATTGGTGCTGAAGGAAGACTTACAAGATTGAAACCAGAGAAAGTTATGGAAAGAGAAGCTCTAATTGCTGAAAACTTAAACAAGGCCTTAAAATTTAGGGCAATGCCTAGACAAATTTATATAATATGATAAGAGTTGAAAATATAACCCCTAGAAAAAATATTGTTAGGTATCAAACACAGACTGTTGTTGAGCCTAAGGTTGTTATTGAAAAACCAAAAGAAATTTATAAAATAATTTCCGAATCAGTTTACACAACAAATGATGAAACATTTTTAATTGTAAAAGATGTTGAAAATTCTGAAATTAATTTAAACTCAAATGGTTCTACAAAAATCACAATAAAATCATTAACAAATGTATTAGTTAAATCAGATGTTGGTTCCATTGATGAAGAGTGGGACGAACTCCTTTTAGAAAAAGGGGCTTGTGTTCAGTTTAAATTTGTTGAGGGTAATTGGTATATAACGTCAAGTGATGGTTTAAAAACTTCTTAAATAATCTTTGATCCTTTACTTAAATTTTCTTTAGCCCATAATGGTTGTAAATTTGTGTAATGACAAAGTTTGTATAACTCTTCTTCGTTTTTAGCCGATGATAGTGGTATTATGTGGTCAATGTGCCAACCGTATAAACCGTAATTTTCCCAGGTCATTTCATTCTTAAATTGTTTTTCTAAATGTTCTTTTAGAAATTCTGGGGTACAACCAACAATATCAAAAGTTTTATTTTTTTTGGTTATGTTGTTTATTCGTATGTAATCTTTTATCCTATGTCTAACAATGTCCGCCAATCTGTATTTTACATCGGTTTTTCGTTTGTATTTACGATACTTCTTCCGTCTATCAATTTGTTCGTCTTTAGTTTTATTTTTATGGTAAGATTTTAATTTAATCGTCCTAATTTTTTCAGGATTTTCTAAAAGTCTAATTTTATCTTTTTCTTTAATCTTTTCTTTATTATTTTCATAATATTTTTTTATGGTTTCTTTTCTTTTTTCAGGATTTCTTTTTCGATACTCCATACTTTCAATTTTTCTACAATCATTACAATGTACCTTCAAACCATCTTTTCTTTTTTTGTCAACACCAAAAAAACATAATTCTTTTTCTTCTTTACATTTGCTACAAATTTTTGTTTCCATAGTATTCTCTAACTAATTTTTCAAGTAATGTGGAGACCTTATGACCATCTTCTTTTATTTTTTGATATAATTTAGGGTCCAAACTTATACCAAATTTTATTTTCTTATCCTCTTGTTTAATCTTCGGTCTTCCCATAATATAAATATCTGTTAGTTTATTAAAGTTTCACTTTTATTAAAAAATTATGAAATAAATTTTTGCATATATGAATCAATGTTATCATACATATGATATGGTGAAACACCAACTTTTTCCCAGAACAAAGTCTCTTCATTTGATATTGTCATAACCTCATCTATTTTATCTTGGTCCCCATCCTCAAATGGAATACCATTTATCAATTCACATTGGTCTTTTGTGAAGAATGGTCTATCTTCTGGATTTTTAACTAATAACCCATCTCTAACTTCATCTTTAAAACAAACAAGTAGTGGTTCTACTCTTTTGTTAAATGTTGCAATTGCTCTTTGAATATTATATTCTCCAGTAAGTCCTGGATTACTTTCTAATTCTTGGGGGTCAATTCTGTAACAGTTAAGTTGAATAACTGATTCTACTGTATCTGGATTAACTTTTGGGTTTGAAAAGAAAGTTGTTAGTTGTTCTTCGTTCCACCCTTTCTTTGGTTTATTAACTTTCTGGACATCTCCGTGTGAAGCCTTTGTTCCGTTGTTTACATAATATATAACATCACCAAGATTAACATTAAGACCTTCTTTTATTGCAAGTTCCATATGTGCCTGTCTTGACATTTCAGCACCCGCTTTTGTTTTAGTTTTACTTCTTTTTATGTAATCATCAATAGATTGTTTAATCTTTGCTTTGTTTGCAATATCCATTAAAGGAATTTTCTGGTCAAATATTCTTTGTAGATATTCGTAGTACAACTCAACAAACCCTTGTCCATCACCATTAAGTAAAAGTTTAATTCCTTTGTCCAAAAATAGCTCAATATATTTTGGCATCTTTTTAGATTTAATTGTGTTTCCAGTAAGTTTAATTTTACCTTTATCTGTAATTAGAGCATAATTTTTACGAGCAAGATTGATACAAGCGGGCCACTGACCATCCGTGTCGAGAGCCATCTCACCTTTCATTGCTAAATCGTTAAACTCCATAACATCGGCTTCTTCACCAAAATATTCTTTACCCTCTTTAACCTTCCAATTAAGACCTTTACCAATATATCTTCTACTTTCAACACCATCTGGAACCGAAAAATTAACGCCGTCTGTGTCCATCACCGTAGGACTATAACCTCTTTCACTAAAAAAATGAATCATCATTCTTAAATATTGTCTTCCACTAC